ATTCACGGACTGTTCTGTCGCTCTTTACCGCTGAAACCCTAGCTTTGGGGTTCATGGGAAAGGTTACGGCAGAAATCTCCATAAGGTCTACTGATTTCAAATAACGGCGCTTGCCCTTATCATCATAATCATAGCCTTTCGCGTCGACGCGGTAGCCAATAGACAAGCCATCAATCGCGCCCATTTTCATCAATTCATAAACTTCGCGGCCCCGCTGGGTTCCCATAGCTAAGCGGCCCTTTACCTTGAGCCCACGACGATCCTCTATGATCTCATCAAAGACCCCGATGGGTTCATCTGCGCGGTGCTGGTAAAGCATTTTTACAGCCTTAGCGCCTTTGCGCCCGATAGACTTAGCGAAAGCGCCCTCAACGACAACATCATTGCCAAGGTCTTTGTTTCCAAAGATTGAGCCGTATCCGCTGAACTCGCCTTTTTCGTCATCTTCCATCGCTTTAATGTCAAACCTGACGTCCAGCGTTTCATCTTTGAATTCAATATCGTCACTCATATCAATTTCCTTTGGGTCTTACTTGCCATGCATGGACAAGCAAACCGCTGTCCGTTGAGTTTTAACTTGTGAACGCAACTTACCATAGATAGATTTTCTTTTCCAGTATGCGGTCAAAAATCAATTTCGCGCCTCAAACGCAAATCACCAAGCCTTCTTTCCACCATTTCAATCAATCCATACTCATCAACGTCAAGTCCAACGCACTCACCCTTCATTTCAAGATAATCTTGTTCTGTAATTTTTTCTTGACCAATTATTTCTAAAATCCTATCCGCGCTTTGCGTCATCAATAATCTCCTGTATCATTTCAAGGAATAAAGGATTTACCTTGTCTGTTTGCCCAGAGGCCCACAACGCAAAGCTTTCCGCGAACCATTCAAAGGCACTCGTTTCAGCGTACCTACTAGCAAATTCTTTTGAACGTTTTTTCTTTAACCTATAAACTTTGAGCCAACGCTTTTTGAGTTCATCCTCAAATGGTCTGTCTGATGCGGAAACCCTGCCCCTTTCAGAAACGCGCCGCTTATAAGTTTGATGGATTTGGTGTCCAAACTCGTGATACATTGTTGATCTAAAATAATCCATGCCACCAGTTGAATACTTTTCAACAGTCCAAGGCTTCCTCCCCTCGCCGCCGAGCTTGTAATCAGTTACCTCAGGAGTAGAGATAGAAGCATATTCACGCTTCAATTTCCAAAGTTCATCATTCGCGTCAGATAATTGGAAGCTAAGTGGCCCACTGCCCCGATCACCAGTTTCAAGAATACTTTGCTCTAGCGAACGCACCCTAGCTTCTGTCTCTTGGATTTTACCTTTTAATTCTGCCCGCCTTGGTACAAGAGTTGCATCATTGGAGGTGTTTATATCTCCACCCCACTTGTTGAAATAATCGGTATTGAAGCCCATAACGCCATCACCCATATCCGCTATGGTACTGCCAGATTGTATTTTTTTATAACCCCTCACCCTTGGGATGTTAAAAAGATCAGCGAAATAGTTAAGCTCCTGATTAACAATCGCCATTGCAGTGGCAGCTTCTTTTGTAAGTGCCGCCCCGCCTTGGATTGCTGCAAAATCATTTGCACTGCGACCTTGATAAATCGCACGCAAAGCTTGGTTTGGTTGCTCATCAGCTTCTTTTAACTGCTTTCTGAGGCTTGCTAGGCTTTCTTCTTTTGAAACCGTGGGAAAATCTTCGTTTCTTATCCCCCTAATTATCGGAAGCACCACCTCACGACCAACGGGTAAAGGCGCAAAAGGTTCAAATGGAGCGGGTGGGGGCGGTGGCGGTGTTGGTGAAGCAACGGGAACATCATCAAAGATTGCGTCCTCATCTGTAAAATATACCGCAAGACATCTGCAATTTATATTGTTCCCTGCGCCACCACTTCCGTCATGCGGGTATTTCATCTTTATGGTTTGACCGTTGAAGGGGACGAGGAACGGCTCATCAATCCCTACCTCTTGCCCATTGGCTGCCGCATGACCCGATCTTGTCCTAGCATCGCTTACCGAAACCCAGCGTTTCTTTTGAGATGGAAGATTTAATTCTCTTGTAGCCGCATCTGTTGCAAATGATGCAGCTGCGTGGGTTTCTGTGCGAGCTATAGTAGCGGCTCGTGCACGACCCATTGCCCCACTTGTGTATTCTCTGATCAATTTAGCCGTTGGGGCTACTCCAAGAGCCTCTTTGTCAGCGACCTCTATGGCCCTGCGTATTTTATTCTTGGTTGTCTGAGTGACCCCTACAACCTTGCTGGCGCCCTCTTTTGCATAATACTGAAAAACCAAAGCTTCGAAAACAGATTGCGCTTTTCTATTCTCAAAAACACGAGAACCAAATTTTTCAATCACTGCGGAATATGTTGCGCGAAAGACTGCCCCCACCTCTTGCTGCAACTGAGCGTTTGCATTGTCTACATTTGCTCCGCTCTCGTATGCAGCTGCGGCCCTGCGCCCTGCGGTGCGGAATAGGGTTTCCATCTTTCTTGCCATCTGCTTTTCGAATTGAAGCCTTAGACGATTGACCTCGCGGATCTCCTTGGCAATCGAAATGCGGCTGGCACTTGCTTTTATGAATACTGGAAACGTCATGCCCTGTTATAACATTTAATTTTTTTTTGGTCTAACTGCATTTTTTGTAAATATGGTATTTACATATCTGACTAGATCGTTATAAGGGTATCCATAGAAACTTTAAAACGAGGTAAACAAAATGGAATTCACTCAAATAACCCCGCTAATCTTCGAAGCCACAAACAGCAGCTACCCTGTAACAATCACTTTTATTGATGGATGTGATTGGTTGATCAAAACAACTTTTGATGAATACTCAGGTTTTGATAGCTTTAAAGATGCCGTGCGCTTTGCTGAAACTAAGGTTTCTTTCACAGCTTCACTAAGTGAACTAAACGCAACACTAATCGCAAGAGCTTAAATCAAACGGGAGCTTCGGCTCCCCCAAACGCTCATGGAGGGCAAAAAATGTCAAATTCAAATTTCATATATAACGATGGGGGGCGCTCTGCCTCTGGTCGCAAGGGTGAAGCAAGGGACTGTGGGGTTCGCGCCATGGCAATCGCTCTGGGACTGCCCTACGATCAATGCTACCGCGAATTGGCCCAAGCCAATAAAGAAGCTGGTTACAAGAAATCCGCTCGGGATGGATTATACAAAGATGTGTACGAAAAGGTTCTGAACAAGCATGGCTGGTTCTGGAAACCCGCGCCCAAATTCGAGGGCCGCAGAGCCAAAGCCGCTGACACAGAAGGCGTCTGTATCGCCCGCATGGCCCGCCACTTCTGCGCTGTGATCGAAGGGGTGCCGCAAGACACTTTCGACAGCTCCGAAAAGATGGTCTATGGCATCTGGGTGCACGCAATCAATCACTGAAACCTCGAGGGCTTCGGCCCTCAAACCTAAATGGAGAAAATAAATGTCTAAAAGTTTTTTTGAAATCATAGCCCATAAGAAGGGCGAAGAAATCCAAACGGTTGTAGAAATCGCAACGGATAAAGACCAAGCCATCAATATTTGCAAAATGCTTTCTAGCGCAGCAACAGATTGGGAATTCAAGCAAGTTCCTTACGTCTGCTTTGGTGATGAGACTTTAACCGAAGAACGCAACAATATGATTGGCGAGGTAGACCCATATTCGAAAATACAAACCCATATTTGGTATTGATCTAAATGGGATATTTGTCTCAGGGGCTTCGGCCCCATTTTTTTTGCGTTAATGTATCTTTTTTGTAAATAAGCTATTTACATATTGGGACTTCCCATCTAGGAAGGATGTATAGCAACTTTAAAACAGGGTAAAAAAAATGGAATTCAATTTTGTAGATGGCGCTCACTTCGCAACCAACTCAATCAAGCCAGTTCGGATTACACAGTACGAAGAGGATTGCTTCGAATTGTTTATGCTCAAGGGCGACCTTAATATTCATCACCCAATTTCTACATGCTTCGAGACTTTTGAAGAAGCTGTGCGCTGGGCAGAGTGCAAGGTTGGTATCTCGGTGCAAATGACTGACTTCGAAATCGAACATCTTTGTGTAGCCTAATCTAACGGGGGCGAAAGCCCCCAACCAAATGGAGAAAAAAATGTCTTATGTAGTTAAAACTCAAACCCTCGAAAATTACGGAGCGCATGACACCGATGGTAAATTTTCAAGCGGAAATGCTTACTGGAAATTCAAAGGCGGCACCGATTATATCGTAAGCGATGTAGAGCGCCCCGCCGATGCAATGGCTTACGTGATGGCAGCACACTCACATAACTGCATCTCTATGAAATCAATCCCGACAGAGGTTTTGACTTTGGACCAATGGGAAAAAGAACTTGAAGCATTGGACAGGGATTATGCCGTTTTCCTTGTAGAGCAAGCAGTGAAGGTTTCGCCCCTCACCCAATAAAAAACCAAACTTGCAAAGACAGGGGCTTCGGCCCCTATTTTTTTGTGCTGAGTGGGTGATCCTCTGGGAGTAGATCCGTATCGTATTTTCCCCGCTTGAACCTACCTGTTCGAACAGCACTGAGAAATCCATTGACCCTAGCATATGCCCATTGATCCGCAGAATTCACCGTAGGGCGCACGGAAGATGGGTTTGTATTGTAAGCCCCCACGCCCCTGCGAAACACCGCCTCTAACATGCGCTGAGTGACCCTCTTGCCCTTTTTGTCGCCATGCTTGTCGTTATGTTCTTTGACCTTTTCGGCCAAACCCTTTTTGACAGCTTCGGAAATTTTAGCTGGCGCTTTTTCTTCAAGAGAGATTTCAACATGGAATTCTTCTATTTCTTCGCTTTTATCACGCTCTTTATCAAGCTCGGCCGCTTTTCGCTTTGCCCAAGATTGGCCCTCATCACCGCCCCATAGCAACCAAGCAACCAATCCCGCGCTGGGCCATCCAGCCTCACCTCTGCGAAATCCCTCGGCTTGCTTATCTACTTCATGTCTTGAGAAATAGCTGTGCATACGCCGCACTGTTCTGGGGCTTAATCTTTCCCGCGCTTTGAGCTGCACCGCTCTGGCAACACCTACCTCAGTGCCGCCGCGATTGTATTCTTTACGCAACGCTAATCCGCGCTCGGCATTTTTTGCCATTGAAGAAGTCGGAACAGTATCTACATCGCTCTCGGCTTTCGCATCTTCGTCGCCTTCTTCTTTCTCACGATGCCGCATATCGTCTGGGCTTATGTAGCGATCAATGTAATTCCTCTTGTCGCCCATAAGGCTCTCATATTCGCCGTGAGTATCGCAAGGCATAAATACCAGCTTACCATCTACCGTGTGCTGATGGGTCCCCACACAGCCTATTTCCGCTGCTCTATCGGAAGCCTCTCGTCTGGTTGTGAATGTATCCGTATCCACTTCGTATTTGGCTCCGTATGCGTCTTTCCCAGCTTCCTCTGGATCTTGCCCTTCATCTTCTGCCACTTCTGGGCCACCCAATGGGAATAGGTTTGCAGCAATAAAGACCTCGTCTCCACCACTGATGGGTTCAAGACCCAATCTTTCACGCGCTTCATTGCGTGAGATAATTCCATCTCGAACTGCCGAAGTAACATTCTCATAAACTCTACGTCTCCTCTCTGTCATGGCTGGGATCTGGTCAATATCGTAACTTATAGATATATCATCACCAAACGCTGGTGCGAGCCATTCGTTTAAATCGCTTTCAATCCTTCGAGCCAAGGGAATAATCGTTTCCTCATAAAGCGCCAGCCGCGCCTCTTGAACATTCGCATAGGTTTGAGCATCTGGTATCCCGATCAACTGAGAAGGAACCCCGAAACAAAGCGCAATATCTTTAGCGGTCATATTTGCTTGGCTCATGAAATCCATGTCCTTTGGAGACATGCCCATCTCTTTCCAATCGAAATCGCCTTCAAGCAACATTGGACGCCCTGCATTATTGACGCCCTTGAACCTATTGGCAAGATCGCTTTGCAACTGCTCGCGCTGTCCATCCGATAACATCAAACGATTTCCCGCATCATCAGCGGGCTTGAATACAATCGCTCCTGATGGACGCGCTCCATTAGCCAGAAGCGCAATGTTATGCTTCGAAACCATGTTGTTTTGATCAATCGAAATAGACGCCGCCGCCAAGGGAGAAAGCCCTTGATAATCGTCTAGTGGGTTCCACAGTTTAAAATGCTTTACCTCTGCGGCTCCCGTTACCGGATCGGCTGGGTAGGTTTTCACGACCTCTTGCCCTAGCTTGTATTTATAAGATTTTGGAATTGCCGTGCTGCTAGGCTCTATTTCAATTCGATCTGGGCGAAGAATGTGCAATTCTCTGGGCGCTCCATTCACATCGGATTGCAGCGCGTAAGAGTTCCCAGACAAAAGCAAATATGAATAA